TTACCTATCATTTATGAAACTGAAGGTAACTGGAATTGGGAACACGCTAGAAATATTGGTGTGGAATTTGAAGAAGTTGTTGATGAATCAACAGGTGAAATTCTAAACTACAAAGGTGATTTCATTTTCATGCAAGGTCCAGATTTGGTAAAGCGTTATCAGAACTTTGACCACCAACATAGTAAAATGGGTACTAAACCTATGCGTTATGAACCAGTTGTTGAAGATATATCAGCACACATGCATTATATCTTAGATAAACAACAAGAAGGTATATTACCAAGAGATGTTGCTTTCTTTTGGGATTCAGTTGGTTCAATCAATTGTTTCAAGGGAGCAACTTCAAAAACAACAAACAATCAATGGACTGCTGGTGCTTTGGCTAACTGTTTCAAATCACTTATCAACTACAGAATTCCAGCGTCTAGAAGAGAAGATTGTCCTTATACAGCTACATTTGCTGTTGTACAACAAATATGGCTTGATAACGAAAATAAAGTTATTAAACACAAAGGTGGTGAAGCATTCTTTTATTCGCCAAGACTTATTGTTCATTTTGGTGGTATATTAACACATAGTACTGAAAAACTTAAAGCTACATTAGGTGGTGAAGAATATGAATTTGGTGTTGAAACAAGAGTTAGATGTGAGAAAAACCAAGTTAATGGGGTTGTACAAAAGGGTAAAATAGCTTCCACACCACATGGATATTGGACTCCAGATAAAATCAATGATTATAAAGATGCGCACAAAGAGTTTATTAAAGCTCATTTAAACACTGAATATGATGATTTTATCATTGAAAAAGAAGAAATTGGATTAAGCGGTAAAGATATGACAGCTTAATAGTAGTAACACTTAAATTAAAAATTTTGAATAAAAGACCACCTAAAAATGGTGAAATAAGACAAAAAATACAAAACACTTTATTGGTAGACGGAAATGCCTTGTTTAAAACAGGGTATTTCGGTGCCAAGGGTGAGTATAATTATAAAGGCCAACACATCGGTGGTATATATCAATTTATTACAGTATTAAGAAAATTACTATCTGAGAACATGTATCACAGAGTATATGTTTTTTGGGATGGTAATTTTAGTGGTAAATTAAGGTATGAAATATATAACCCATACAAAAGCGGTAGGGGTAAAGACTACATAAATGGCACACAACCTATAGACGAAGAAGAAGTTCGTGAAAGAAGGGTTGTTATGCAATACCTAGAAGATTTATTTATTAGACAATTAAGACACGAAGTTGTTGAAAGTGATGACTTCATAGCATACTATTGTCTTAACAAAAAAGCGAATGAGAAAATAACTATCTGTACGAATGATTCAGATATGGCTCAGCTAATTTGTGAAGATGTGAGAATTTATTTTTTACATTTTAAAAATTATGTTGACACGAGCAATTTTTCTTCGTATTTTTGCTACCACATAGAAAATGCTGCTTTGGTTAAATCAATGGTTGGTGATAACTCGGATACAATCAAAGGTATTAAAAAACTTGGGGAAGATAGTTTAATTAAACATTTTCCAGAATTGAAACAAAAAAAAGTAAGTTTAACTCAAATACTAGAAAGAGCAAAAGAAATACAACAAGAAAGAAAAGACCAAAAGAAAAAACCTCTAGCTGTTTTGGATAATATAATAAACAGAACAACCGATAGTGTGTTGGGTAATAAAATCTACGAAATAAATTATAAGTTAGTAGACCTTAAAAACCCATTTATGACTAAAGATGGTGCTAGAGAGTTAGAACTTCTAATAGAGGGTGATTTAGACCCAGAAGGCAGAAGCCTAAAGAATGTTCTTAGTTACATGGAAAAAGACGGTTTAAAAAAACTAATAGGTGAATCTAGATACGAAAATTACCTAATACCGTTTAAAGAATTAATAAATAGAGAAATTAAATAAAAAAAATATGAACGAATTTAACAAAAACGAAGAATTGAGATATCAATTCGTATTGTATATCAACGACAACATTATTTGTCAAAGATATTTTAACATTATAGGTTTTGATGAGGAATCAGTTGATTCTTTAGAGATTAAAGACCTTATGGAATCTATAGCTGGGATGAACAATGGTGACCACGGCCATTTAGGTATTATACCTAAATATCTACAGAAAAAATCATTAACTTATATGTGGGATAATTACAACCCTTATTCTATACAACAAGAAGAAAATATTAAGAGTATTTTCGATAGAAAAGACAATTTCCAATTCGAAATTAAGGTGGATGAAAAAACAATAGCTAAGACTGAGTTTAGTGGAAATTTCTTCCCACCAAAAATTAGATATGCTGTTGATGTTAGAGAAATTATCCCTGCGATAATGAATGAAATAAGAACAGGTTTAAGTCAAAAAAAATACACTTTTGACAGCAAAACAAAGGGTTGGAGAGAATCTCAAAAAGAATTTTTGGTAAAGTAGTTGTTATATACTACTTTATCATATTTATAATAACACAGTTTCAAAAACTATATAAATGGCAAAACAATTAAAAGAAGATTTTTCATATTTAGGCATAGAATATCAACACAAATTGATATTACAAATGCTAACAGACCAAAAATTTGCGAACACAATTATAGATATAATTGACCCAAATTATTTCCAAGAAACACCATTAAAAACAATAATAACAACCATAAAAGAAGCTAAAGAAGAATACGATGTTATTATCGATAAACAAAGCTTAGAATACAGAATTTTAGAAAAATTACCAGATGAATATAATAAGAGAGCGTTTATATCTGAGCTTAGAAAAATTGAAGAATCTAGTTTAACAGATAGTATTTACGTTCAACAATCTGCATTAAAATTTTGCAAACAACAAGAACTAAAAAAATCTCTAGCTAAGATATCAACCATCATAGACAGAGGTAATATAGATGATTATGATGAGTGTGAACAAATATTAAGAAAAGCCTTAGAGCATGGTAATGCTAACGACGATTCAATGAATGTTTTAGATAATATGGAAAGTGTTTTATTAGACGATTTTAGAAACCCAATACCAACTGGTATTTCAGGTTTAGATGAAATTATGGATGGTGGTTTGTCCAAAGGAGAATTGGCTGTTATATTAGCACCATTTGGTGTGGGTAAAACAACTATGATAACTAAAATAGCTAATACGGCTATGAATATCGGTAAAAATGTTTTACAAATCTTCTTTGAAGACAACCCAAAAGTAATACAAAGAAAACACTTAGCGTGTTGGACAGGTATTCAATTAAATGATTTATCAGCACATAAAGAAGAAATAAGAGCTGTTGTTGATAATTTAAAAAACAAAAAGGGACAACTAAAACTTAAAAAGTTTTCTAGTGACGGCACAACAATACCACTTATTAGAACATATATCAGAAAACTAATAGCACAAGGGTTTAAACCAGATGTTGTTTTATTAGACTATATTGATTGTGTTGAACCATCAAAAAAGTTTACAGATATCAATGCTGGTGAAGGTAGTGTAATGCGTCAATACGAAACACTTTTATCTGAATTTGAAATTGCTGGATGGACAGCTGTACAAGGTAATAGAAGCTCTATAAAGGCAGAATTTGTTGAAGCTGACCAAATGGGTGGTTCAATTAAAAAAGGTCAAATAGGTCACTTTATTGTGTCCATAGCAAAAAGCTTAGACCAAAAAGAAGCGGGTACAGCAAACATGGCTATACTTAAATCTAGATTTGGTAGAGATGGTGTTATTTTCAATGATATAACATTTGACAACGCTAGAATTCAGATAGATATGGGTAATAGTTCAGGTCCTAGAAGTTATTCTGAACAAAAAGAAGATAAAAAAAATGATGAACAATTAAGAGCTAGAGCTGCATTAGAAGCATCACAAAACAGAAACAATATATTAACTAAACAAAAAATGATAGATGCTATAGCAGATGAAAACAAAGAACAATAATAATAATAAAAATAAATAAAAAAATGAATGAACCAATTTTAATCAACAATCCAAATAGATTTGTTTTATTTCCAATAGAACACCAAGACCTTTGGGAACATTATTTAAATCAAAAATCAGCAATGTGGACTGTGGAAGAAATAGATTTATCAAAAGATATTTCTCACTGGGAAACAAAATTGACTGACAATGAAAGGTATTTTATAAAAAACATATTAGCTTTTTTTGCGGCCTCAGATGGTATTGTAAACGAAAACCTAGCTATTAATTTTTTGAATGAGGTGCAATATACAGAAGCTAAATTTTTCTATGGTTTTCAAATAATGATGGAAAACATACATAGCCAAATGTATTCTTTACTCATTGATACGTATATCAAAGACACCAAAGAAAGACAAGAATGTTTTAATGCTATTGAGTATATGCCACCAGTTAAAAAGAAAGCGGAGTGGGCTTTAAATTGGATTGAATCAGAATCTTTTATTGATAGACTTATAGCGTTTGTTGCTGTTGAGGGTATATTCTTTT